TTTATCAAATATATCATCATTTTTATTCCAACTAGCACTAACTAAAATAGATTGCACATAGTATAAATCAGCATCATTAATATTGGCAACGGTTTTATTAACTACAAAAGATTTTTGTTTCGTAGTCGGAGCAGCTGGTTCAACTAAAGATGCACAGCAAATAGATGTAGATTGATTAATAATATTATCTAATCCATCATGAATTTCTTGTTCGTATATGTTCATATTTAATTTCTATTAATAAATTGTGATACTTTTTTCACTAGAATAACTCAATAGTCCCCGATCAATATCTGCATTATTTCCAGTACCTCTCCATACAAATAGTTCTACTTGATGAGGGACCCCTCTGCGTAATGGTACTATACTGCGGTCAATGCAATCATTATACCAACAATTTAGATGAGTTATTGTAGTGGTGCTGAGTTGAATATTATCTATTCCACTTTTACTATTATAGGTTAAACTATTCCTCATTAATTCTGTACCAAGGTTTATACCGGCTGGCGCATTAGGATTCGTAGGATTCAACCAATTAACAGCAACTGGTCCTAGGCCTTTGCCAGAAGGCCAAGATGTTATTTGGTTTAATGGTCTAACTAATAAAGTCGCATAAATACCATCATTAGGCCCTTTATTAGGAAAGCTATTGGCCAATGACCCAATAAAATTAACGCTCAGTCTAACGCCACCGTTATCGTCTCGAACGCCAGTGACACTCCCTATCTCATATTTGCTAGCATAGTTACACGGACCAAGATGTTTTATTCCTATACCAGTTGGTAGAGTTACTACATCATGAAATGGCCATTGATTAGATATTGGGCCGTTATATCCAAAAACTCTATAGGTGTGATCATCCGTTCCACAACAAAATTCCATGTCCTGAGGTATGTAGTTCGATGCTATTCTGTAAGTCGGATCACTGAAATCTGGGTATGAGATAGTATTCCAACCAGATTTTAGCGAGGTGGCTGTACTAAATGATGAACTCCAAACGTTTGGTGTACGATAATTTGTAACGGGATCATAACCTAAATCTGCGCATGACCTTCCGTATGCGCTTGGAAATACTCCTGGTGGTAAACATGAACTAGAATATGTTTGCCCATCGCTACCGCATGTTATAACCTGTAAACAGATTCTTTCGTTTCCATTAGGCAATAAAGGCTTATTGCTTGGAAGCGGCAATAGAGGCTCTGGCTCATTCCCTATACCAAGTTTACACCTTGCTATACATTCGTTCTCATAAACTACGCCTCGCATATTTACTGGTTGATAAACAGCTGGACACATACAATTTTCACTATTAATTTTAGTATTAACAACACGAAGTTTATTTTGTAATTTATCTAATGTTTCTGTAGAAGCCAAAGTTTTTATAATTACGGCGTTCAATTCTTTTAAAGTATCAGCTGATTTAGTAGCAGCCTGTGTTAGAGCAGTATCTAGGCGAGATACCTTGGTCTTAGATTTTGATGCTCTAACTCTGAGATTAGCAGCCCTTGATTCAAGCCCTGGTATAGCAATGTCTGTAACTCTAGTCATTTCTAGATTTAAATTATCTATTGCTGAGTTAATAGCAGCTAATTTAACAGGATTGTTGGATGTGGAAGCTTTAATTTTATCCTGTTCGAGTTTTTGTTTTCTAATCATTCTATTTTGATTTTTTTCGTTTTGCTTGGCTATTAAATTTTCTATAGCTAATAGTTGTTGCTCTCTAGTATTCCATATAGCAACAGCTTGTTGTCTAGTCGTATCAAGTTGAGACACATTATTGTTTCTAGTCTCTAACCTAGTTGTAATAGTACCGCACCAAGTAGTAAGATTTTGTAGTTGACTTGCTGCATTATTAATACGTTGTTGAACAGCTAGTGCTTTAGCTACAGGATCAATAGGTAAAGAACTGGACTTAACATCGGATTTAGCAAAATTAGCTTTTATATTAAATATAGGTTTTTTCATAAAAATATTTACTCCATAATTAAACACATGTTAAGTATATTTTATTGCCGCTAATGCTTTTGACCTTATATGTACCATTGAGAAAACTACTAAAATCACTAAAAGTAACTTGCTCTCCAACAATAAATGCAGTAGAATTTCCTACTAAAGTACCGCCCTCAAAATACTTTGCATTCAAATACACATGTATATTGGCTCCTCCTGATCCAAAATCGGCAATTCTGCTTGCTCCGGATGTTGCTCCATTGATTCTTCCTATGGCAGTATGAACAGAGACTCCTTTATTTTCCCAGCTAGAAAAACACGGTCCGCTACCAGCACTGCCAGTACTAGTTTCTGTTGGTGTTACAATTTTAGGCCAAACTGGTCTCTCGGGTAATATTCCTGGCGATACATTAGTACTAGGAGTAGGGGTATATGACGCAGAAATATTAGGCGGACATTCACCATAAAAAATAATATTATAAGGTTGTTCATTAACATCTTTAGGCCAAGCTGTAGATTGAAATAGATTTTCATTTATACTAATTCTAAACGATGGGTCGTTTGTGCCGTTTGGAGCAGCGCAAACTTTTTTAGGGGTTTGGAAAGCTGGTCTGGTCGGATTTTGCGGTACAGGATAAGTAAATTTTGGACCTAATTGATATAAGCATCCATTAGGGGCATTGCACTGAAAATTTTCAAAGCCATTTAATTGAGTACGATCATATTTCCATTTAGCATCACGATTAACTTCTGCGCAAGTTTTTCCCATCTCGAATATTCTAACTCCAAATGGTAAATCACAAGGATTATTATATGTATTACCATCTGTGCCGCATACTACTACTTGTGCGCAAATACTATTTGCTTTAGATTGATATACCGTTTTAAGAGCTTGTGCCTGGTTCTGAGCTACGATGCCAGACATAGCTGCTGCTGGAACACAGTTACCGGTTATGCAAGCCTGTTGCCCCTCTTTGCATCGTAAAATACATTCGTTATCATATTGCTGACTTGTGCCATTAGTTCTAAAAAGAATAATGGGGCTATAGTCTGTTTCACATCCACATAATGACGCATCACGACGAGTACTATTTATAGAGACTGAGCTGAGTAAATTTTCAACCTGTTGATTAGTAATCATTGTACTAATAAATTTAGAATCAATAGATTGTTTTTCTTGTACGGCTTGTGTTCCTAAATTAGTCATTTTTGTATTAAGAATAGCTAGTTTATTATCGAATTCTTGAGACTGGCTAACAAGCTGTTGTTGCTGAGATGACAACTGTGCTATCTGTTGATCTAAGGTATTAATTCTATTTTGCGTAATATTCATTTTAGTTGTGCGAATTTGCGATTCATTTACAAGATTGTTTTTTCTCATCTGTAACGCACTTAATCTGAGATTAGATTGTGTTATTCTTTGATCAACTCTAGATATGGCAGACCGTAAAGTTGCAGCCCTTTGCTCTAACTTTAATTGAGTAGAAGACGAGCTAGATACAGAAAAATTATTGAGACGATTTTCAATATTATTTAATGATGTTTGTAATGTTTGTTTACGTTGTTCATGTTTGTTTTTATTATTATTAACTTTAGCAATAGTGGTATCTACTACTGGTATTGCAGACATTCCGCATATATATGCTCCGTTAACCATTGTACATGTACACGTATACTGTATTGTTTGCTGTTGTTGTACATTTTTATTTTTTCTTAGAATTTTATCTTCATTTCGAAAAGTACAGATAGCAACTTTTGGAGTTTTATCGTTATAAGATACTGGATAATCACAATCCGGTAATCTACCAGGTTTAGGTACACTAGTAAATAATGTTTTATCTCTACGCTTAGTTAAATTATCTCTTTGTTTTTCAAGCTTAGCAATACTATTTAACTTTTTAGCGTGTTTTGCTGTGTCTTTAGATAATTTTGCTGTTTTTTTATTGACTAAGTTGGTTTTGTTATTAGCCTTATTCTGTTTACTCATAATATAAGCCTCACGCAAAGATATTTTGTAGTTATTTACTAATATTTAATTAGTACTACACCAATTTTGTTTTTAAGTATTTAAATTCTTCTGAAGTTAATTCTCTATTTAATTGCATTTGCATATCTTTTATGAGAGTTTGATAATGATTATACATGGACAGCACAGGCTTTGTATTAATATATGACAACTTATTTAAAATAATGTCCTGAGTTATTTCTTGTAATGGATCGAGCGAAAACAGGATCTTAGCCTTAGTAATTTCAGCTTCTTTATATTCTATATCAGATAAACTACGCATATTTTTTTTATTGTAGAATTCTAATAGATATGGGTTGAGTATTTCGTTGATTTTGTATTGTGCAGAAATAGCCCAAATTTCAGAGGCACCTGTTTGAGGTGAGAATGTTTTAGTCTTGCGTTGTTGTGTATCCTTACTATTTTTAGGACGGCCTTGACCAGATACTCCAACGGGCCCAGTATTATTGATATTTTTAGGAGCTGCTGTTTCACCCTTTAGTTCTAATAAATTCTTTTCTCCGGGTTTCTTCTTTTCTAATTCCACGCCTACCTGACTAGGCGTGGCTATACCAGTTTGTATAGAAATTTTCTTTATATCTTTATCGAATTCTGGATTATAGAATGGTCCAGATTTCGGTACATATCTTGATGATTTTCTTTCTCTGGATTCTCTATTGATTCTAGATTTCTCCATATCAGAGTCTATGCCAAATAATGTTTGCAATAATTCATCAGAAATAATATTACGATCAGCTAATTGTATTAGAAGAGCTTTCTCGGCATCTTCATTACTTAGATCCATTCTATCAAATTCAATTTTTGCTGGAAATCTAAATCCCATAGCTTTTTGCACCAAAGATATTTCATTTTTCCAAAATTGCGTTAGAATTTTACGCCCATATTGTAGTCGCTGTGTTAATGTTTTCAATGATATAAAATTGTTAGTTGTTCCAGCAGCGCCGAATGTACCTGTAAGAGTAGGGGGGATACCTAAGCCAGCGTAAACAGAATTAAGATGCGGAGTATATTTTCCTTCTCCAAGAAAGTTATGAACACTAGTTTTAGATTCTATTAGTTCTATATCTGGTCCCCAAACTAGATCCATAGTGCCTCCGCCAACATTATTACCTAATATTTGAGCTAGTTTAGCAGTAGCTGCTTTTGTGGGGGCAATTTTATGTTCTAAATTACCGAGTTTAAAAATTCTTATATTTGAAATAGCACCATCGAGCGCTGCTAAATCTGCTAATTTTAGCTTTTCTATAATAAAAATATCATCCATAATAGCATAGATCATAGGATAAGCCCATGTGCTCCAATCGTCTTTTTTATAATGAAATACAAGGGTTTTATCACTATCTAATACATATGATTTTTTAGTTTTGGCAGATTCCATTATAGATGGTGGTAAGCTCTCTATAATTTTTTTCTCGTAATCATTTTTAGGATTATTAATAATTCTTCTAATAGACGCCGGTAGTGATATTGCATAAATTTTAGTGCCACTAAAAGACGCTAAAGCACCTCCGACCACATCTACATAGGATGGATCTATAAATGTATATCTCCATGGTATTTCGCGTTTTTCAATTTTCTCAGAGTCATCATTTAATATGATATCTGGACTACCAACACTACGATATAATTTATCTGTAACTTTTAAACTAATTTTAGCTGTTTGTCTATTAATAACCACATTACCAGTACGATAAATATTATTAAGAAATCTTTCTGAGCGTTCATATCCATTTATTTTTTCGAACCAAGATCTATAAAATTTTTGGATTCTTTTATTGGGGTGAGATAACCTTATACCTTGAGCTGCAAAATCACCCATAAGATCAATAACGTTTTTGACTAGACCAACTCGATGATATATAGAATCAGCAGCTCTAATAATATTCTTTAATTGCTCAGGAACTGCTTCGTCTGGTCGAAATACATCATAATCTGATCTTGTAAGCCCTGGTCTGCTAGATAGACCATTATCTAGATTGGAGAAATCTAATCTTTGTCTGCGACTAGCCGTACTGCGTTGCACAACTTCAAATTCAGAAAGACTTTTCGACGCCTCGCCTAGAGCTTTTTCTTTACTGGCTAAATCCTCGCCCCAGGTTACATATGCTTGAGCAGAATCAAAAGAAGCATTATCTATAGCGTCGCTTTTTGGATATTTTTTAGCCATAATTATTCTATAATAGGATTACGATTGGATTATATTAGTACTATACACTAATTATTAAATTTCTATACTGATTTAGAATGTCTGTGGTCTCAAGGTGTGGTCTTTGTGGAGAGAACCCGTAATGAACACATATGGGATCTCCTATAATGACCGATTTTTTGTGCATTATCGATGGTCCGTAGTGTCCGATCCAAAATTCATCATTATTTACTATAGTTGGTGCAAGTAAGGAAAAATCAGTACCGGTCCAAGCTATAGAATTAATAGAGACTAATTCTCTATCATCAAGATTCCATTTGTCAAAATACCAATTTTTATAAGTATTATTTTTGATAGAATCTAAGAAAAGTCGATGTATATTTTCTGCAAAAATTGAATCACCCCAACCAACAG